CGCTTTGTTCGTTTGACGCGGCTATCTCGCAGGCGGTACGCGGCTGGTTTTAGGAGACGAGGATGTTCACCAGTAAAGAATTGTTCGGTCTGGAAGTGGAACTCCGCGCCGTCCACGACAACGCGGGTGCTGAAGTGGCCCGCCAGTGCGGGGTTAAAATGGCTCGGATGGAGGATGCCATTCGCGGTATCGTCGCCGGGTTCACGCCTAAGATTGGTGATCTGAAGGAACTCGTCGGCCATACCGAGGAGGATGACATTTTTGCCGGGCGGGAGCATTGGTGATGGCTGTCGTCTCCAAGAACGTCTTCTCCAGCCACATTGACCGGGTGTCTTACGATGACATCAAACGGGTGATGACGGTGACGTACCAGAACGGAAAGACCAGCGTTTACGCCGGGGTGACGCCGGATGCGGCGAAAGAGGTTTTCTCGGCGGAGTCGGTCGGCAAGGCTATCCACAAGGAAATCCGTGGGCAGTTTGAGCATTCGTATTTGGGGGACTGACCCATGAACTACCCCGAAGTCGTCGCCAGAAACTGCAAACACGGTCGCATGTACGTGCCGGTGAAAGACACCTTCATCGGGCGGGCGTTGGACTTTTGCGGGGAGTATTCCGAGGGCGAGACGGACCTGTTCAAGCAACTGGTTCAGCCCGGCCAGTGGGTTCTCGACATCGGGGCCAACATCGGCGCGTTTACCCTGCCCCTGGCTAAGTTCGTTGGGGCCGAGGGTCGCGTCATCGCTTTCGAGCCTCAGCCGGCCATCTTCGCCGTGCTGAAGGCCAATTGCGAGGCCAATAAGCTCCAGAACGCCGTGCTGATAAACGCCGCCGTGGGCGATGCGGGCGGGGAAATTTCCGTGCCGGACGTTGACTACGGCGCGAAGGGGAATTTCGGCGGGGTGGCGCTGGGCGTGGACGACAGCGCGATTACCGCGCCGGTCATTACGATTGACGGTCTGAACATCCCGGCCTGCGCGTTCATGAAAATCGACGTGGAGGGCATGGAATTCGAGGCGCTGACGGGAGCCGAGGAAACCATTCAGCGTTTCCGGCCTTTGCTGTACGTCGAGAATGACCGCCGCGAGAAGTCGGCACAGCTTATCTCGCTTCTTCAGTCGTTCGGGTATAAGCTCTACTGGCACACGCCGCCGCTGTTCAATCCGTTGAACTTCGCCGGCGAGGAAGAGAACTTCTGGCCGGGCATCGTTTCGCAGAATATGCTCTGCGTTCCGGTCGAGATCAAATCCGAGGTTCGGGGTTTCGAGGAAATCGAGGGGCCGGATAGCTGGCCTGAGTGTTTAGGGGGTTGAGATGGCGCGACGGAGGAGCTGCGGAGGCAGCGATGGCCCGGGTTCGTTGATGGAAGCCTTGGTCTGGGTGACGGGGGGTACGATTGCATTTATACTCTCCATGGCGGCAATTGTGGGGGTTTGCCGAGGCATCCTTCTGTTGTTCGGGGTGCTAAAATGACCGATAGCCTAAAAGCTAGGGAAGATGAATTGTTCTGGGATGCGGTGGCTCGGCTCCCGAACTGCCTAATTGTTAAAACCGGTGAGGGCGAAGTGATCGCCCTACGGTTAGGGGCGGGGGTTACGATCAAACAGGCGTTCTTGCGCATGAAGCAGTGCTTTGAGACTGTCGTTTAGCCGTGAGGGAGTTTGGTCGATGACCGGCAACGTGGTCCGCGTAGCTTTCAGCGCCCAAGACAACCTGATCGAGGCCCTGGAGGACTTGCTGGATGCTGCCAAGGAAGGCCGTGTCACAGGGTTTGCCGCGGTGTATTTCGAGTCGGACAACTCTTTCCATACCGGCTACGTCGGGTGCAAGAACGTCCTGAACACGGTAGGCGCGTTGGAAGTGCTGAAGCAGGATTATCTGCGGGATAACGTGGAGTTCGACGGATGAAACTCGGGGCTAAGATACGGGCGCAGGCCGTCCGACTGCTGACGGCGCGATACCGCCGCCGGATGGCGCGGATTTACGAGACTTCGTGTAGCGGCGGGACGCCCCGTGGGCGTGTGGACTTGTTTACTGTTCTGTCCAAAGACACCCTGGACCGAAATCCGGTATTGAGGGCGGTCATGAAGTGCCCTGACGATGACAAAGCCGTTGACGCACTCGTGGCGCAAACGCTTTACTTGTGCCGGTATCCGACGATCAGAGCCCGGCTTAGGGCTTTCGTTGATCGGGCGTTCTATTCCGCGTTCCACCGTTTTGCGTGGTATCAACGCCTTTGCGAAGAAAACCGAAAGCTCTGGGAAATGTGCCAGCCCATCGAAATTGACCACGAGGCTATGCTTCGTGACCACGGATATTGGGCGTGCCGTATGTGGGGCACCGAGATTCTTAGTTCGGCTAACTTAGGCACCGAGATTCTTGGTCCGGTTGAAGCACGCACATGGAAATGGATAAAGCTGAGTGATCATGACCCATGCCCACAGGAAGAACCTTGCGAGCACAACGGCAAAGACCTACAGTGTGGGGCGAGTACTGGATGCATCTACGGTTTTATCCGTGGAAGTAAACCCGATTGATGACGAGCACTTCGCCTTTGTGACCGCCAAGAACCCGGACCGCAGGGGTCTTCTGGTGTCTTCGGTTAGCAAGCGAGAGTACCTAGAACGCCCGCCGCTGGTGGGGGATATCTTGGTCTGCCGAGAGGCGTTAACCCGCGATTTTATGACGGCGGAAGAATACGACGAGATACATCGTTTTTGGGAGAGCATACCGAAATGAACGGCACTGAAGCAGCGGCGCTATTCCGCCAGATCGCAGATCGGATTGAACGCAACGCCGAAGACGAGTTCTCTGGCGCGTTTTTGATCGTGCCGCCCGGTGATTGCGAGCCGATTGACGGGCTTTCGGTGTCGTCTAAGCCGAATATTCCGGCGTTTTTCTCGAATTTGCGCGGTCAGGTCGAGATTGCGATTGCCGAGGTGACGGATGCCGCTGCGGGCGGGTCCGGGCGCGGGAGGGGGTTCCGATGAGTATAAAAGACTGGCGTTTCGAAGTAAAAGAGGCGTTTGACGCCGAGAAATACATCGTGTTTGTGGGTAGCGCGGCGCAAATCAAGAATTTTTGCAAGGAGCTTTCCGTACCGACGGGGAAAGAGTACCTCGGGTTTAGCACACCTCTCTTGCTTATGTATTACTCTGGGGCTGTCATACAGTTTTGTCTTGACGGCCCCGCGGCCCTTCGGGGCTTTCACCGGGGCTGGGATCGTATTGTCCTGGGGAGCGGGGTTACATCCGAAGTGCGAATGCGTGCGGAAATGTATGCCGCGGAAAGTTATTGCTGCTACGTGGTGGACGCCGCATGACCGCTGTCCATACCAAGAACTACCTTGAGGAAATCGGCGAACGTTGGTCGGCGGACAAAGCCAAGGCATACGAGGAAGTATTCCGGGAGTTTTGTGAGCATTGGGTCATCCCCTCGAAGGAACGCGGCGAGATAAAGCTCGGCGGGAACTTTTATCCCGCGCAAGAACGCGGCCTCGCGGAGATATTTCAGGGGCTGCAAGACGGGATTCATGATTTCAAGTGGGGTAAAGGCCGTCAGCAGGGAATTTCTACGCTGTGCCGGCCCTTCTCTACGATGTGGGCGGCGCTGCACCCCGGGTCCCGAGGGGCGTTCGTCTTGGATACCGGCCAGCATATGGCTGAGGCGCGGCTTGAAGTGGAATGCGGCGTAAACAGTCTACCCGCTCGGTTGAAATTCCCGACGTTCAAGTCTAACCGCTACGGCGGACGCTTGGTTCAGGGCAACCGGACCATCTCAAACATTAGTTTCCTCGCAGCGGGCGTCAAAGTGACAGAGGCGGGCGGCTCGCTCGGTAAAGGTGTGGGCGTTACCCTGGCGCATTGCTCAGAGGTCGGCGGTTGGAAAAACCCGGAAGGCATTTCGTCTTTTCGGAAGTCACTCGCTATCGAAAATCCGAACCGCCTGTTTATCTACGAGTCTACCGGCGGGCGGGTGGGGTCCGATTGGTGGAAACTTTGGCAAAAAGCCGAAGCCAACGACCTGGAAGAACGGACTATTTTTACCGGCTGGTACATGGTTCCAACGTATCGGATACGAGAGGGGACCCCTCTTTTTGACCGTTTTGGAACTCCCGATCTGACGGAGGATGAGGAACGCAAGATCGAGGAGGTTGAGCGCCGGTACGGGTGGAAAATCACGCGCGAGCAACTGGCTTGGGCCAGGAAAGAGGCTAACCCGTTCGCATACGCGGACAGCGCCGAAGAGGAAGATGTCCTCGACGAGAGCGGGGAACTGTTGGACGCATACCAGTCCATGTTCCACCCCTGGGTGGCGGAGGAAATGTTTGAGATGGACGGCGGGACGTTTTTCCCGTCCGAACGCCTGACCGAGATCGCTAAGTCCACCGTATCTGATGCATACACCGCCTGGACCTACTACCCCGGCATGGAATTCATGGATATGTCGGTGGTGAAGGCCCCGAACCGCCGCAGCACGCAGCTTAAAATCTGGGAGGAGCCCGATCTTGACGGCGTGTACATCGTGGCTGTCGATCCAGCCTATGGCGCGAACGAGCAAAACGACCGCAGCGCCGTTCAGGTTCTGCGCTGCTACGCCGACAAGGTGGAGCAGGTAGCCGAGTTTTGCTCCACGATGATCCAGCCGCACCAACTGGCCTGGATCGTTGTCAGTCTCGTCGGATATTACAAGAACGCTCGCTTGATGCTGGAGATCAACGGTCCCGGTGTGGCTGTTTGGCAGGAGTTCACCAGTCTCAAGAAGATTTTGACGCAGGGCTATCTGAAGAAAGAGGCCGAGGAGCGGGGGCTCACCGACATTTTCAATAACGCTAAGACCTATATTTACTCTCGGCCAGACGCCATGATCCCCGGCCAGGGGAGCTTTCACTGGAAAATGACGAGCGTGAATAAGGTGCCGTTGATGGAGCGTATGCGCGACTTCACGACCAACGGAACGCTCGTTCTGCGCTCGCGGGAACTCTTGGAGGAGATGCGGACTGTTACCCGAGACGGCGACAGCATTAAATCCGAGGGTAGTGATCACGATGACCGCGTTCTCGCGCTTGCCATCGGGATTGTCTGCTGGGAACAGCAGGAGCGCAAGCAGCTAATCACCCTCGGGCGCACCCGAGAATTTGAGATTGCGAAAAAGCGCCTGTCGGTCCAAGATCAGATGCAACTCTTGAATAAGTATCAACTGGACCGCTTCTTCCGCACGAAGGAGGGAGCGCGCCGTCAAGCCGCCGCCGATGCGCGGCGCAATGCATGGAGGGGACGATGAAAACTTATATCGGCACAAAGCTCGTCAAGATGCGGCCCATGAACCGGGCCGAGTACAACGTCTATCGCGGCTGGGAACTTCCCGCCGATGAGAACGGCGCGGACGAAGGCTACCTCGTCGAATACCTGGACGGTGGCAAGCCCAACGTCGCCGGTCATGACGGCTATGTTAGTTGGTCCCCCAAGGAGCAGGCCGACAATGCCTACCGTCAGACGGATGGCATGAGCTTCGGCCTCGCCGTCGAGGCGCTGAAGAAAGGGCTCAAGGTGGCCCGCGCTGGTTGGAACGGGAAGGGGATGTTCCTCTTTCTCGTCCCCGGCAGTGTCTTCAAGGTCAACCGCGCCCCGCTCTTGGGGATTTATCCCGAGGGGACGGAAATTAATTACTGCCCGCACGTCGATATGAAAACGGCTGACGGTAAGGTTGTGCCGTGGCTGGCCAGTCAGACTGATGTGCTGGCTGACGATTGGACCGTTGTGGAGGCTTCTGAAAATGTCTAATCCGATTTCCGTTCTGCCGCCCGAGGGCGTGTTCGTCACCGTGACCGATGGCACGACCGGCGTCCGCGCCACCTTCTGGAACGGTCAGTGGCGTGAACATTTGGCCGATGGCGGCTGGCTGGTGTTTTCCGAGGCCGCTACCTGGGCCGAGGAAGTCGTCGCTCCTGCTGCCCCCGTTCAGCCGGCCCCGGTTGTTGAGCCTGTCGTTGAGCCGGCTCCCGCGCCCGTGGCTGAAGCCCCCGCCGCCGAATCTGCCTCGACCGTGGAGTAAGGGACATGCCTCAAGTTGTTCAACTGAAGAAGGGTTTGACGCGGGAGCAAGCCGTGAAAGAGGGCGCTAAGAAGAAGCTGAAAGGCGACTTCCGAGGGTTCGCTTACGATCCTAAGACCGGCAAGGCTACTTACGTTTAGGAGCAACTGACATGCCGGTGATGCGCAGCTACCAGTGCCCGGATTGCCAGGGCATTTTCGACCATCTGCACATGCGCAGTACAGACGAGCCTCCGGCTTTCTGCCCGTTGTGCGGTGCATCCACCGGCGACGTGCAGCCGGAAATCTCGGCCCCGCGCATTGCCAAACCCATCGGTAAGACCGGCGATGCTGTCTACCGTGGCATGGAGGACGGTTCCGCCCAACGGGCGGCTATGGCGGCGGAGCATCTTGGTTGTGACGTGTCCGACATGAGCGCCATGAAGGTCACGGATATCAAGGACAACACCCGTGAGGGGGAAACCTCAAACGTAGTCGCGGCTAATCCGGTCAGCAACTTCATGGCGCAGACCGGCGTCGGCGGATTGCAGTCGTCCACGCAAGCGGCGGCGTTCGCGGCGTCTACCAACAGCGGTCCTTATGCCCGTGCCGGTGAATCCGCCCGTCAAGGTATCGTGGCGAACCACCAGCAGCGGGCCGCGCAGGTCGCCCGGGCCGGGCAGCAGGGTTCTTACATCGCGGGTAAATAAAAGAAAGCCCCTGGCGCGCTAACGCCGGGGGCTTAAAGTCTAGGGCGCGTCCGAAAGCAACCCTCTTGGGAGAAGGAAACTCTAGCGCCGCCCTACCCGGAAAGCAAGACCATGATTCTCCCCAGCAGCAAAAAAGACCTTATCGCCAAGGCCATTGACATCAAGGAAACCTGTCGGGCGTCTGCCTCGCAGCGCGCCGCCTTGGCTCGGGTGCAGAACATGTGGATTCAGACCGGGCAGAATACCGGCCAGCGGGCGCTGATCAATACGCTCTACGCCCATAACGACCGTCTTGCCTCGCACCTTTTCAGCCCGGCGGAGCTGCGGTTCACGATGGATTTTGAGGCGCACTACCCCCCGGAAACCCTGCACAAGGGAGAGATGGCGGCGCGGGTTATCACCCGTGAATGGGAGCGCAAAGATATCGACATGTTGTTCGGCTCCGCCGTTGGCGTGTCCCTGGATTACGGCGCGGCCATTATCAAGCAGATGTGGGGGCACTCGGGCGTCGAGGCTACACTGTTGATGCCCTGGCAGTTCGGCGTGTACCGCGAGGATATCAACAATCTGGACGACCAGGAGGCTGTTTGCGAGAGCGGCCACATGACGGTCCACGAGGTTTGGCGGCGTATCAGTCATCTCAGCAACGCCGAAGACCTCTACAAGCGGATTATTGCTCACGCTCGGCGAGATGCCGGCGAGGGCACGAACACCAGCTTCTTCCATCAGGTCATTTCCACCAGCACGCTCAACACGGATTTGACCACGCAGCGGGTTCAGCCGGGCGGTGTGGTGCAATTGGCGAATGATCCGTCGTCGGCGCTCCTCGGCCCCGAAATTAACGCCGATCTGGTGGCGTATCACGAGATTTACGTCAAGGACGAGGCCACCGGGGACTACGTGACTATCCTCTTGCTTGAACCGGACGTGCTGATCAGCCCGCAATTTAAGCGGGTCAACCAGTTTGCCCCGAAGGTCCAGCCTTTTACACTGGTTCAGGCCAACCGAGTGCCGGGGTACATGTGGGGCCGAAGCGAGTGCGTTGACCTTATCGCTCCGCAAGGGCTCCTGGCGACCTGGATGGAGGATATCCGGCGCGTTATGGGCGTTCAGTACGATAAATTGCTCGCTTTTGGCGGTTCTGAGGGCATGACGGACGAATTGTACGACCAATTCCGTGCCAGCGGCTACGCTAACCTCGGCCCCGGCGGCTCCGTGCAGGATTTGACCCCCGAATTGCCTTCCGGGGCGTTCCAAGCCATCGAAATGCTGAAGCGGCAGATGGAAGAGGTCAGCGGTTTTGGTAATATGCTCGGCGGGCAAGGCGAACCGGGCGTTCGCTCCGGTGATCAAGCCGACAAAATGATCAAAATGGCTTCTCCGCGCTTAAAGGATCGGGCGTTGCTGATCGAGCGCCAATGCGCTACCGCCGCCGACAAGACGTTAGACCTTTTGCAGGCCAAGGACGCTCAGGCTTATTTTACGGACCCGTCCGAGGGAGCGGTTAGCGAATTTCTCCTGGCCGATCTGCCTGACGATCTTAGAATCACCGTAGACAGCCACTCGTCGTCCCCGATTTTTGCCGAAAATCACCAGGAGTTGATCGCCTTCGGTATGAAGGCCGGGTTTATCGGCGGGGATTCGGCGCTGGACTTGCTTCCGTTCCCCTCGCGAGAATTGCTCAAGCAGCGGTATGTCAAGATGCAAAAAGAGAAGGCCGCGATGCTGGAGAAAGCGGAGAAAGACCCCGCCCTCGCCAAGATTTTGCAGCACAGTAAGCATTAAAAAGGGGCCTCGCGGCCCCTTTCTTTTACCGCCCCGGAAAGGGCTGGATATTCCCGGTCGCCAAGGGCAAACCGCCGCCCAGCTTCAGCACAGGGTCGGAAGACGCCAGTCGCTGGGTTTTGGCCTGCGCCCGGGCGTGCCAGATGGATTGCTCGATCTGCACGTCCAGCGACTTTTCCATATTGGACAGACGCACGGACAGCAATTCTCCGAAAACCGACAGCGAGTTGCCGAAGTCGTCGGATGACACCGTAGCGCCCTCGCAGAACTGCCCTTCGACCGTTTCGGCGGCGGCCAGGGTCTTAAAGAACAAACTGTCCTGCGTGGCGCGCGGCCCGTAAGTGACAGTCACCACAAAAATATCGGCCATTTAAAGTCCCCTTCGATTACGTTTGATCCATTCGTCTAGCTCGGGCCGCGTGTAAAGAATGCGAACGCCTCGCTGATGGTATGGCGGGCCGATGCCGTCGCCGCGATGATCCGACAAGAACCAGCGGGACACACCACAGTATGCGGC